GGCTCCTCCTATAGATGATCTTGATATCTATTGGTTTGATTGGGACCAAGATCATCCATGTAAAGAAGCATGTATGACTTTACTAGAGATTGGTGGTAAGTATATTGATATATCATCTGCTATTGGGTATGAAACTTGGATTCGTATTAATACTCGTCCTGCTGGTTGGCATTGTGATCAAGATGATAGATTAAATCTAACGCAGAATAAAACTTCCTATCCACTTTGCTCAATGGTTTATTATCCTTTTGTTGCAGATGATTTAGAAGGTGGTAGATTGGAGTTTGAGGATGGTAGAATAATAGAACCTAAAACAAATAGATTAGTTGTGTTTGGTCCAGGAATACGTCATAATGTAGAAGAGGATTATATTGGTGATAGGATTTCATTTGCACTGAATCCTTGGCCTAAACCTATTTGTCAAGAACTCTGTTTTGAAAACAAGTATGATCAAAGTCAGAAACAAAGATTGCAACAACAAAAATTGGAGATGGAAAAGAAATGACTGAACTTAAAGATTGGTTGAATTCTATTAACTTTACGAAGCATGATTTGAGGGATGATGATCCTGATGTTATGAAAGATTATGCTCCATATATTATCAATCGTTGTTTATCAGGCCACCTTGATTGTATTATGTTTGCGAATGAGATGAATAAATATTCTTTCCTTGATAAAGATATGCAATATTCTTTTTATCTAAATACACTTAGGAAAAAGAAGAGATTCAGTCCCTGGCTCCGAAAGGATAAAGTCACAGATCTTGAAATCATTAAACAATACTATGGTTATAGTAACGAAAAAGCATCTAATGCTTTAAAGATATTAACCCCTGAACAAATTAATTACATTAAACAACGACTTGAAACTGGAGGATCGAAATGACTGATACCGTTGAACCTACCGTACAGTGGTCGCAAGACCAGATGGTAGAAATAACTTTAAACGAACCTGACGACTTTTTAAAAGTCAGGGAAACACTTACAAGAATTGGTGTAGCATCAAGAAAGGAAAAGAAATTATATCAGAGTTGCCATATCTTACATAAACAAGGAAGATATTATATCGTACATTTTAAGGAGCTGTTTGCGTTAGACGGAAAACATGCTAATCTTACTGTTAATGACGTTCAACGTAGAAATCGTATTGCTCGTCTTCTAGCTGATTGGGGTCTTATATCTATAGTAAAACCTGATTCAGTATCTGATATTGCTCCACTTAATCAAATTAAAGTTCTTGCTTATAAGGACAAAGGAGATTGGGTATTAGAGCAGAAGTATAATATAGGAAAAAAAGGAAAGACTCAAGAAACCACTGATTAAACAAACGATTTTATTATGGATTATTTAAAGTACGGTAAACAGGATCAACAACCACAGAAACCTCAACAACAAGGTTTTGGAAAGGTTCAACAACCACAGAAACCTAAACTTACTCAAGATGATTTTTATTTTGGTGATTTAGTTAATAAACCACAACAAGAAATTTTCAGTTCTCCTTTATCCTCACAAGAAGCTTCTTCGGATAGTGTTCCTGAATTTTTTAATGCTAAAACTGAAAAGAATGAGTTTGGGGATGAGGTGGTGAACTTATTTCCTGTTCCTGTGATGATTTGTTCTTGTCCATTTAAATATGATGAAGAATTGAAAATGATTAGACAGGAACCATGCACTAAAGACGAAAGATTAATTTCATATAATAATATATCTGATGATACATTTATTCTTAACCGTCCAGAATTAACAAAAATTAGATCATGGATTGATACAAAAATTGAAGTTTTTAAAAAAAGTATATTAGGATATAAAAATGATTTAATTATTACACAATCATGGGTGAATAAAAATAAAAAAAATGAACAACATCATATCCATAGTCATCCTAATAGTATTGTAAGTGGGGTATGGTATCCTTATATTCATGAAAAATTACCACCTATTGAGTTTTATGATACCCATGAAAGGGAAGTTCAACCAATAAAAGAAACATTGAATATCTTTAATAGTGGATCATATATGCTACCAATGAATATGGGTGAGTTAATAATGTTCCCTTCCAATCTTAGACATTCTGTTCCTCCGAATATATTTGATGAAGAAAGAATTAGTTTATCATTTAATACATGGTCTAAAGGTAGTATGGGTGATAAACAATCATTAACGTATCTTCCATCAGATAGATGAGTATAACCGTATAGGGATTTGGGATAGAAGTGTTATAATTAGTATTGGATGCCGAAAGGATCCAAACTTAAAACACTCGCTTAATAAGGAGCTACTATCATGGGTAACCTAGCAAGGTACACCGCTGCAGATCTTCCAGCATTATTGGACAGGATCTCAAAGAACAGTATTGGAATGCATGACTATCTTGATCGTGTATTTGATTTTCAAGAAACACAGTCAAATTATCCACCATATAATTTAATACAATTAAACAATCATGAGTCGAAACTCGAAATCGCCTTGGCGGGGTTCAAGAAAGATGAGCTCAAAGTCTATACGGAGTTTGGAAAACTATTTGTCCAAGGCAGAAAAGAAGAATCGAAAGTTGATGGAGAATTTGTCCATAAAGGACTGGCCCAACGTTCCTTTGAACGAGTCTGGACGGTCTCAGACGATACGAAGGTTGGATCCGTCAAGTTTGAAGACGGACTCCTCACCGTACAGTTAAATAAAATTGTACCAGAACATCATGCAAGGAAAGATTTTCTTTAGATAATATTAAGGGGTCTTTACAGACCCCTTTTTTGTTGCTATAATTAGTATAGATAAAATTTTATTATGAGTGAAGACGCTAATCGAATTGCTTCAGCACTTGAAAGAATAGCTACTGCTCTTGAAAAGGGTGCTCATATAAACATCGATCATGGTCATATAGAACATATAGATCATGTTGATGCTATTGATAATATTCAACATGGAGATGTTGATGTTCACAATCATTCTTTTTAAACATGCCTAAAGAAAAAGTATATGTTCCTGTAGTGGAACCAAAATCAACTTCATGTGTAGAGTATGTGGAACTTGGTAGGACTGTAACTCCTCAACCAGTATTCAGAAAGGATACTATTCGTGTTAGAGTGTTGCAAAGATGTTTGGGTAATCCGTCAGAAACCTTTAATACAGAAAAGCATTGGGAATATGATGTTCCATGGCCTGTAGAAGAAGTTAAGGTTGAAGAAGTTGTTGTAGAAAAACAACCAGTAAAGGAAAAGAAAAATCTCTTACAAAGGATTGCAAATGCCTAATCAACAGACACTTAAGTTCACTATCAGACAAGATGGTTATGTAACTGAAGAAGCAACTGGTTTTACTTCTCATCAGTGTGTTGAAATTACTGAATCAATAGAGAAGAAACTTGGAACTTTAGAAACCCGTCAATTTAAACCCGAATTCTATTCTAACAATGTCGCACTTCAGCAGAATCAAAACGAAAATCAAGAACAAACCTGAATTAGAGGAAGCATTAGTTCTTCTTCAATATAATGTAACGGAAGATCAAGAACTTAAAGTTACTGGTCCTCATGGAATAAAGCATGAGGTTGTTGAGGCAGATCTTGCTATTGGAAAAGATGTTGGTTTTCGTATGAATCCTGTGTCAGGTGAGTATGAATTGGTTGCAGATTTAGAAACTTGGAATCAACCCATCTCGGTAGAAAGGTTTCTTGACAAAGTGAACCAACAGTATGCTAGAATGACAATTCACAATCAAGTTAAGAAAATGGGATTTCAAGTTGAGGAAGAATGGGAAATGGATGATAACTCCATAGAATTAACAGTCACACGTTGGGTTTAAACTATGACAATTAAATTATGCCTCCTTAAATCTGGAGAAGATATTATTACTGATCTCACTGAGATGCGTACTGAGGAAGGACCACAGGGAAGAGTGATAGGATACTTCTTTGAGAAGCCTTGTGTTGTTCAGATGAAAAATCCTCAATCACAAGCCCCTGATGGTAATACTAAAAAGGCAGGATTTGAAGTTTCTTTGTTTCCTTGGCTCCCTTTAACTCCAGAAACTAAAATTCCCATTACTGCTGATTGGTTAATCACTATGGTTGAACCAACTGCTAAATTAAAAGAAATGTACATTGAGGATGTATTACATGGACCAGATAGTAAAGATAGTTCATCTGACGACAAATCAGATTCTGATAACTGAACTTGCTGAAATTGCAGCAGTAGTTCCTGGTGAACCTGATTGTAAAATGATAAATCCATTTACAATCAAACAAGATCAAACTTTAGAACCTTGGTTGCTTAATGTGACTAAGGATGATATATTCATGATTAGTTCTGATAAGATATTAACTCTTGCAGATCCAACCCCCACCCTACTTGAAAAATACATCGATCTTACTAAATGAAATTTTATACCAACGTCCAACTAATCGGGAACCAGTTTCTGGTCCGAGGAGTTGAGAATGGTAGAAGGTATGAACATCGTGATGAGTTCTTTCCAACTCTATTTGTCAAATCTAAAAAGAAGACTAAATACAAAACTTTAAATGGAGAAGCAGTTGAAGAAATTCATCCAGGCACGGTACGAGACTGTCGTGAGTTCTATAAGAAGTATGAAGATATTGAGAACTTTGAGATATATGGGAATGACAGGTACATTTACCAATATATTTCAGAGAAATATCCAGAAGATGAAATCAAGTTTGACATCAGTAAGATTAAACTTGTTAGTTTGGATATTGAGGTTGCGTCTGAGCACGGGTTCCCAGATGTTGAATCTTGTGCTGAAGAGATTTTGGCAATTTCAATACAGGATTATACGACCAAACAGATTGTTACGTGGGGAAGTAAACCATTTCGTAATGATAGGAAGGATGTAACATATCATCATTGTCCAACAGAGCATCAACTTCTATCATCATTCATCAATCACTGGATGGAAGATGTTCCTGATGTGATTACTGGTTGGAACATGCAACTTTATGATATTCCATATATTGCTCGTAGGATTCAACGTGTTCTAGGTGAGAAGTTGATGAAAAGACTTTCTCCTTGGGGTCTAGTGTCTGAGGGAGAAACATTTATCAAAGGACGTAAGCATATAACATTTGATGTAGGTGGTGTTTGTCAGTTAGATTATCTTGATCTCTATAAGAAGTTTACTTATAAGGCACAAGAATCTTATAGGTTGGATTATATTGCACAGGTAGAACTTGGTCAGAAGAAGTTAGACCACTCTGAGTTTGATACCTTTAAGGACTTCTACACAAAGGGTTGGCAGAAGTATATTGAGTATAATATAATTGACGTTGAACTAGTTGACCGTCTTGAAGGTAAGATGAAGCTTATTGAGCTTGCTCTTACTATGGCATATGAGGCGAAGGTTAATTATAATGATGTGTTCTATCAAGTAAGGATGTGGGACACTATAATTTATAATTATTTAAAGAAGAGGAACATAGTTATTCCTCCTAAAAATAGATCAGCAAAAAACGAAAAGTATGCAGGTGCTTATGTCAAGGAACCGAAACCAGGAAAGTATGATTGGGTTGTTAGTTTTGACCTTAACAGTCTGTACCCTCACCTTATTATGCAGTATAATATTTCCCCAGAGACCATCAGGGAAACTAGACATGGTAGTGCCAGCGTTGAAAGGATCTTAAATCAGGAGTGTAAATTTGATGGAGATTATGCAGTTTGTGCGAATGGAGCGCAATATCGGAAGGATGTGCGTGGGTTCCTTCCTGAACTTATGGACAAGATGTATGGTGATCGTGTTGTCTTTAAGAAGAAGATGCTTGAGGCAAAACAAGAGTATGAAAACAATCCGTCTGATGCTCTCACAAAAGAGATTGCTAGGTGTAACAATATCCAGATGGCAAAGAAGATTGCCCTTAATAGTGCTTATGGTGCTATCGGCAATCAGTACTTCAGGTATTACAAACTTGCTAATGCAGAAGCAATTACTTTGTCTGGACAAGTATCCATACGTTGGATAGAGAATAAAATGAATGAAAAGATCAATAAGATCTTAAAAACTGAGGATGTTGACTATGTTATTGCTTCGGATACTGATTCCATCTACCTTAATCTTGGTCCTTTGGTTGACCGTGTATACGAGGGACGAGAGAAAACTAATGAGAATGTTGTTGGGTTCCTTAACAAGGTGTGTGAAAATGAATTTGAGCCTTTTATTGAAGGTTCTTATGAAGCGTTGGCCAGGTACGTAAACGCATATGACCAGAAGATGTTTATGAAGAGAGAGAACATCGCAGAACGTGGCATCTGGACTGCCAAGAAAAGATATATCTTAAATGTATGGGATAGTGAAGGTGTTCGATATGAAGAACCCAAACTTAAGATGATGGGTATTGAGGCAGTCAAATCATCTACTCCTGCTCCTTGTAGAGCAATGATTAAGGACGCACTTAAGATTATGATGAATGGTACTGAGGATGAGGTGATTGACTTTATTGATAAGTCACGGGAGGAGTTTAAGAAACTTCCACCAGAGGAGATTGCATTCCCACGATCTGCATCTGATGTTGTTAAGTATAAAGCACATTCCACAATCTATGCAAAAGGAACTCCCATACATATACGTGGTGCATTATTATACAACCATTATGTCAAGAAACATAAGTTGGATAATAAGTACTCTCTCATTCAAAATGGTGAAAAGGTCAAGTTCTGTTATCTGAAGAAACCAAATATTATTCATGAGAATATTATTTCTTTCATTCAAGATTTTCCCACGGAGTTGGGTCTTGACAAGTATGTAGATTACGATCTACAATTTGATAAGTCTTTCCTTGAACCACTCAAGATTATTCTTGATGCGATTGGATGGAATGTAGAGAAAACTGTAAACCTAGAAATGTTTTTCACCTAATGCAATTACCTATCGACGATAAAGATTTGGACACAATTATTAGTGCTCTTTCTTTAGGTGGAGATACTAGACTTTATTTTCTACTAAAGAATATTCGTGATAATAAAAATTTAAAACAAGAAAAATTTGACGTAGCTGAGTGTGACATTTAATTATGGATTTTTTGAAAGACATTGTAAAGGAGATTGGAGATGACTTCACCCAACTCGCATCCGATATTGAAGACACTGAAAGATATGTGGACACAGGTTCGTACATTTTTAACGGACTCGTTTCAGGTTCTATATTTGGTGGCGTATCTGGCAACAAGATTACCGCTATTGCTGGTGAAAGTAGTACAGGGAAAACTTTTTTCTCTCTCGCTGTTGTCAAGAATTTCCTTGATAGTAATCCCGATGGGTATTGTCTCTATTTTGATACTGAGGCTGCCGTTAATAAGGGATTACTTGAATCTCGTGGCATAGATTTGAATAGGTTGGTTGTTGTTAATGTAGTAACCATAGAAGAGTTTAGAGTCAAGGCACTTAAGGCAGTTGATAAATATATAAAAATGTCAGAGGATGAACGCAAACCTTGTATGTTTGTGTTAGATTCTTTGGGTATGCTTTCTACAGAGAAAGAGATTAGAGATGCACTAGATGATAAACAGGTAAGGGACATGACCAAATCCCAACTTGTGAAGGGTGCATTTAGAATGCTTACATTAAAACTTGGTCAAGCAAATATTCCACTCATAGTAACAAATCACACCTACGATGTCATTGGATCTTATGTCCCTACTAAAGAAATGGGAGGAGGCTCTGGTCTCAAATACGCCGCGTCTACGATCATTTATCTTTCAAAGAAAAAGGAAAAGGATAAGACGGAAGTTGTTGGTAACCTTATTAAAGCTAAGACGGCAAAGAGTCGCTTAAGTAAGGAAAACAAGCAAGTTGAAATACGATTATTTTTTGACCATCGTGGTCTTGACCGTTACTATGGTCTATTAGAACTGGGTGAGATAGGAGGACTGTGGAAGAATGTCGCAGGAAGATATGAAATTGGAGGTAAGAAGTTATATGCTAAACAGATACTTTCAGAACCAGAGACCTACTTTACTAACGAAGTAATGCAGGCTCTTGATGAGATTGCAAAAAGTGAATTTAGTTATGGTTCATGAACAACATCGAGGTTCTTAAAAAAGGAATTGATGTATCTAAAATCAAAGCACAATTAGATGAGCATCCTGGTGATTGGGGATCTCAGAAAGGATTAGATACTGCGGAAATAAAAGACCCACATGCATATATCACTTCAGTTGATGTGCTTCAATTGATCATGGGTGGTATTACTAAACCAGGTGAGGATGTAGGTAATACTGAGATTTGTATTCCTACTCCTGCACATAAAAACCATACCGAAGTAATGAAGTATTTGGGAGAACAGTTCTCAGATATACGTCGGTGTGGTTTTCTTGCTTTGCCTATCGATGAAATGGTAGGAGCACATATAGATGAAGGAACCTACTATCAAGATAAGGATAGATATCATTTATCCATACAAGGACAGTATCAGTACTTTGTAGGAAATGAAAGTATTATAGTTGACCCAGGTACATTAATGTGGTTTAATAATAAGATACCACATGGTACTGTGAATCTGGGTGATGAGACCAGAATAACCTTTGTTTTTGATGTGCCACATGGAAACAGTTGAATTTTTAATTTTAAGAAATCTTCTTTATAATGAAGAGTATGTCCGAAAGGTTATACCTTTTATTAAATCAGATTACTTTGAAGATATAAATCAGAAGATTGTCTTTGAGGAGATAATAAAATTCGTAGAGCAATATAATAAACCAGCAACTAAAGAAGTTCTTTGTATTGAAGCAGAAAAGAGGCAGGATATTACGGATGAGTCTTTTAAAGAAATCACTCAGTTAATTAGTTCTTTAGAAGAAAATGATACAGAGTTTGAATGGTTAGTTAACACAACTGAGAAATGGTGTAGAGATAGAGCTATATACTTAGCGTTAATGGAATCCATTCATATTGCGGATGGGAAGGATGAAAAGAAAAATAGAGATAGTATTCCTACAATTTTATCTGATGCATTAGGAGTTAGTTTTGATACTAATGTAGGACATGACTATCTAAACGATTATGAAGAAAGGTATGACTCGTACCACAGGAAAGAAGATAAGATCCCGTTCGACCTTGAATACTTTGACAAGATTACAAAAGGAGGTCTTCCGAATAAAACTCTCAACATTGCTCTTGCTGGCACAGGGGTTGGAAAGTCTTTATTTATGTGCCATGTGGCTAGCAGTGTCCTCCTCCAGGGAAAGAACGTCCTCTACATCACTCTCGAAATGGCAGAGGAAAAGATTGCGGAGAGGATCGATGCTAATTTACTTAATGTCAATATTCAGGATATAACAGATCTTCCAAAACAGATGTTTGATAGTAAGGTAAATAATATTGCACAGAAGACTCAAGGTACTCTGATTATCAAAGAGTATCCTACTGCTTCTGCACACTCAGGACATTTTAGATCTCTTCTTAATGAATTAGCACTTAAGAAATCTTTTAAACCTGATATCATATTCATCGATTATCTTAACATCTGTGCTAGTTCACGATATCGTCAAAACCCCTCTGTCAATTCCTACTCGTACATCAAAGCGATCGCAGAAGAACTACGGGGTCTCGCAGTTGAGACGAACCTTCCGATTGTATCTGCCACTCAAACTACTCGTAGCGGCTTTGCTAGTAGCGATGTGGACCTTACTGACACCTCTGAGTCTTTTGGACTCCCTGCTACTGCTGACCTTATGTTTGCCCTTATTTCTACGGAAGAGTTGGAAGGGTTAAATCAAATAATGGTAAAGCAGTTGAAGAATAGGTATAACGATCCTACCATCTTCAAGAGATTTGTTGTGGGTATTGATAGGGCAAAGATGAGATTATATGATTGTGAGCAAAGTGCTCAAGAAGATATTGTTGATAGTGGACAAGAAGAAAATACCTTTAAAGAGAGACCAAAGAAATCTTTTTCTGAATTTAAATTCTAATGACAATTTGGCAAAACTACATTAGTACCTATAGGTCAATGTTACCCTGTAAGATTGAGAACCTATGGGCATCATGGCAAGGTAAGGGAACTGTTTTGAATGCTATAGATCATTCTCATCCACACTTACTTAAGTCGAGGCAGGTTGATATCTCTGATGGTAAGAATGTTGACATCTTTAATTGTATAGCATATCCAAAGACAGGTAGTAACCTTCCTTGTTTTGGTATGGACTTGA